CGCTTCGCGTCGCGCGCTTCGCGCGCTCCGCGGGGCTTTCAATAGAGGTACCAAGTCCATCTCCAACTTTGCACACATACCAATGCTTAATAACCTTTAAAAAAAAGGGGTCCCAAGATCTTACCCTTTATTGCTTGATTTATACTGTCAATGGCTCTAAATTCATTATGGGTCCCTTTATGCAGATAAACCTAGAAAAAATAAAAAAATTACCACCCGATGTAAAAAGAGACTTCATGAAGATGGCTTTGAAGTTAGATGAAAAGAAAAAAGTTTCTCGCATCCAGTCTGATTTTCTAAGTTTCGTGAAGCATATGTGGCCTGACTTTATCCAGGGGTCCCATCATAAAATTGTAGCAAATAAATTTAATGATATGGCGACCGGTAAAAGTAAAAGAATCATTATTAATATGCCACCAAGGCATACGAAATCAGAATTCGCTAGTTCCTTGCTGCCCGCTTGGATGATCGGGCGTAACCCAAAATTAAAAATTATTCAAACGACCCATACCGGGGAACTTGCCATTCGGTTCGGCCGTAAAGCAAAAACACTGATTGATTCACCCGAGTACCAAGAAATTTTTACCACACGACTCAGAGAAGATTCGCAAGCGGCGGGTCGCTGGGAAACAGCACAAGGCGGCGAGTACTTCGCAGCCGGTGTCGGTGGTGCCATTACCGGAAGAGGTGCGGATCTTTTAATCATTGATGATCCCCACTCGGAGCAAGACGCCCTCAACCTAACCGCGATGGAGCGAGCTTATGAATGGTACACTTCAGGACCGAGGCAACGTTTACAACCCGGCGGACAGATTATCTGTGTTATGACGCGTTGGAACACAAAAGATTTGACAGGCATGTTGATGCGGGCCCAGAAAGAAGCAAAGGCCGATCAGTGGGAACTCATTGAGTTTCCGGCAATCATGCCGAGTGGTAAGCCAGTATGGCCGGAATACTGGAAACTGGGGGAATTACAAACTGTAAAAGCCTCCTTATCGCTTGGTAAATGGAATGCGCAGTGGATGCAAAATCCCACCTCAGAAGAAGGTGCGATTATCAAACGAGAATGGTGGCGTAAATGGAAGTCGGATAAAATTCCACCGCTCAAGCACGTTATTCAATCCTACGACACCGCTTTCATGAAAAAGGAAACGGCGGATTTTTCTGCGATTACCACGTGGGGCGTGTTCCGTGAAAATGAAGACAAGCCTCCTAATCTTATTCTCGTGGACTCTCTTAAAGGTCGTTACGAGTTTCCAGAATTAAGGCGCAAGGCGCTAGAACAATATAAATACTGGGAACCAGAAACGGTACTCATCGAGGCGAAGGCGTCGGGACTGCCGCTCACGTACGAATTAAGAAATATGGGAATCCCCGTTGTTAACTTTACACCGAGCAAAGGAAATGATAAGCATGCAAGGGTAAACGCAGTAGCCCCTTTATTTGAAAGTGGCACTATATGGGCGCCCACTCACAAAGAGTTTGCACAGGAAGTCATGGAGGAATGCGCAGCTTTCCCCTACGGCGACCACGATGACTTAGTGGATAGTATGACACAAGCAGTCATGCGTTTTAGACAGGGAGGGTTAATACCTCACCCTGAAGACTATAAGCAGGAGAAGATACTCAAAACCAAGCATATTTACTACTAGGAGTATTCCTTGTATAGTGGTAATAAAAAGGTTACAACCAAGAGGGAGAGATTAAATGGCAGACAAAAAATCAACTAAAAGGTACCATAAAAGAAAAAAAGGTGCCCCGCAATCAAAGTTGGATATATATTAAAAAAATATACAATTGCAACAAAGCCATGCTAAAGACGGAAGAGTAGGGTTGCTTCAAGGAGGTAAACCCAAATTAGCAACAAAAGGCTGGAAATAAATGGCTGATATTGACAAAGTATTACCTAACGTTAAACAAACGGTAAATGTACCTTCACCAGAAGACGTTGAAGTTGCGGAACAAGAAGAATTAGCTCAGCAGCAAGAAGCGGGCGAACCCATTGAAAAAGTAGAAAATGAAGATGGCAGTGTCGATGTTAATTTTGAACCTGGCGCAGTTAATCCAGGGCAAGACGAAGGACACTTTGCTAATCTAGCAGAACTCCTTCCGGATGATGTTTTAGATCCTTTAGGCAGCGAACTTTTTAATAACTACACCGACTACAAAACTTCAAGAAAAGATTGGGAAAAAACCTATACTTCAGGATTAGATCTATTAGGATTTAATTATGATGATCGAACCGAGCCTTTTAAAGGCGCATCGGGTGCAACGCATCCTGTACTAGCAGAAGCCGTTACCCAATTTCAATCACTCGCGTATAAAGAATTACTACCCTCCGGTGGACCGGTAAGAACTCAAATTATTGGAATGCCAACGCCGCCTAAAGAACAACAGGCGCTACGCGTTAAAGATTACATGAACTATCAGATCATGGACCAAATGAAAGAATACGAAGCTGAATATGATCAAATGTTATTTTATCTGCCTCTCGCAGGATCAGCATTCAAGAAAATTTATTATGATGAATTGATGGGACGAGCTGTATCAAAGTTCGTGCCCGCAGATGACCTAGTGGTTCCGTATACGGCTACCTCATTAGACGATGCGGAATCGGTTATCCATATTGTTCGTATGTCCGAAAACGAAATGAGAAAACAACAAGTCGGAGGATTTTATCGCGACATTAAATTGATGCCGGTCCAGTTATTAGAATCCGACGTTCAAGCAAAAGAAAGTTCGTTAGATGGCACGTCGCAAGGACGTGATGATCGAATCTATACGATTCTTGAGTGCCATGTTAATTTAGATCTGGACTCTTTTGAAGATCGAGGTCAAGATGGAGAACCTACAGGCATTAAACTGCCTTACATTGTCACTTTAGAAGAAGGTACAAGAAAAATATTATCGATTCGAAGGAATTATGAAATTAACGATCAAACAAAAAGCAGAATTCAATATTTTGTTCATTTTAAATTTCTACCTGGCCTAGGCTTTTATGGCTTTGGCTTAATTCATATGATTGGCGGACTGAGTCGTACGGCAACGTCGGCTCTTCGTCAACTTTTAGACGCAGGAACACTGTCAAATTTACCTGCAGGATTTAAAATGCGTGGAATTAAAATGAGGGATGAAGCACAATCGATACAACCGGGAGAATTCAGAGATGTGGATGCTCCAGGTGGAAATTTAAGAGATGCATTCATGCTGCTTCCGTTCAAAGAACCCTCTCAAACCTTACTGGCTTTAATGGGAGTCGTGGTACAAGCAGGACAACGATTCGCTTCAATAGCGGACCTGCAAGTGGGTGATGGGAATCAACAAGCAGCTGTGGGCACGACTGTAGCCTTGTTAGAAAGAGGTTCGCGAACGATGTCAGCTATACATAAAAGACTGTATGCTGCCATGAAAAAAGAATTTAATTTACTCTCAAGAGTATTCAAACTTTATCTACCACCCGTATATCCATACGATGTTGTTGGAGGTCAAAGGCAAATTATGCAAACGGACTTTGACGACCGAGTAGATATTCAGCCAGTTGCAGATCCAAACATTTTCTCTCAAACTCAGCGTATCTCCCTTGCGCAAACGGAACTGCAATTGGCGTCCTCAAATCCAAAGATGCACAATCAGTACGAAGTCTATCGAAATATGTACGAAGCACTGGGTGTTAAGGACATTGACTTAATTTTAAAAAAACCACCGGCACCGATGCCGAAAGATCCGGCGCTAGAACACATTGATGCCTTGGCGGGAATGCCTTTCAAGGCTTATCCTGGTCAGGATCACCGTGCGCATATTACTGCACATTTAAACTTTCTGGCAACCAACTTGGTACGGAACGCACCGATGGTGATGGGAGCCATTGAAAATAACTGCCTTGAGCACATTAGCTTAATGGCACAAGAACAAATAGAATTAGAATTTAAAGATGAGTTACCTCAATTGATGCAGATGCAACAACAAGCACAGATGAATCCTCAATTAGCACAACAGAATCCGCAAATGCAACAACAGATGCAACAGCTTCAACAAAAGATTGATGCAAGAAAAGCGGTACTCATTGCTGAAATGATGGAAGACTTTATGAAGGAAGAAAAGAAAATTACTTCTCAATTCGATCATGATCCAATTGCGAAGCTAAGATCCAGAGAATTGGATATTAGAGCGCTTGTCAATGAAGCAAAAAGAAAAGATGCTGAACAAAAACTTAATTTAGAAAACATGAAGGCTATGATGAATCAAAATGTTCAGGATGAAAAACTTGAACAGAATGAAGAATTAGCAGAACTTCGAGCAGATACGTCCATTGAAAAACAAGAAATGGCAAACGCAAATAGAATAAAAATTGCTAAAATGAAACCAAAAGGAGGACAATAATGACAAGAGGAGTAGGTTACGCACCATTAGGTAAATCAAAAACGATTCCTACACCGGATGTAAATAGAAATAACAAACCGGTGAAAACAAGCGGCGATAAAAAAGATCGAAACGCTGTTACAGGAACTCGTGCTGCTCGACCACAAAAACCAGTAACCTGGACATAGTATGTGGTTCGGATTAGCAAAAATGGCGCTTCAGGCGGGAGGCAAGATATACGCCAACCGTCAGAGGACAAAAATAGCCATGTCGGATGCACAATTGATGCATGCACAGAGGATGGCCTCTGGTGAGGAATCTTACCAGGGCAAACTTTTAGAAGCTCGGCAAAACGACTGCAAGGACGAAATCGTTTTGGCGATATTAACGTTGCCCATAATTGTGCTCGCATATGGTGTCTGGTCGAA